ACAGGCCTGAAGAATCCGATCGAGAATCTTCTGGTTACGTTGATGGTCTCTCGTCATGTGGGTAATCAGCTTTGACCAATCAACGCGGTTTGGAGGCCCGCTGTAGCTCGTAAAGAACCATTCAATGCGCGGAGTAAGTACGTGGCCAGAGCGAGACAACTGCTCGTTTGTGATCTCGTACACAGGCGAACCAAAGTGCCACCACAGTATTGATGTAAGGCCATCAGGGCGGTCAGGTGTTGCAGTCAGCCCGAGTCGGTATCTGGCGGGCATGCAGAACATGACGGAACAAAACGTATGCGCTGGAACGTGGTGTGCTTCATCAACGATACAAAGTCCGAACTGTTTCCCGAAAGCGTACCGCTCTGTAAATGACATTCGTTCAAGAGTCTGGAAAGTCGCGACCACAATCCGTCCCGAGTCATCCTTCTTACCCGCGCCATACTGAGTTGACTCCACATTCAACATTGATTGGATGCGGTTCATCCACTGTACAGCAAGATCGTTGGTGTGTACCAAGACCAAGCACTTAGTATCAAACTTCGTAACCGCAGTCAGCCCAATGGCTGTTTTACCGGCACCGCACGGAGCAATAACTACTCCTTCGCCTCCGTTTGCAATCCAGGCATCAAGTGCGTCTTGCTGGTAGTCTCGAAGACTAAACCCATTCGACAACCTTACAGGGGCCGCATCCGGCTTTGTCCGAACGTCAGCAATCTGACCAAGGCTCATCTGAGACGCAGCCTTACGTGGCACTGCAAGGCCTCCTCCCCAAGGGTGATCAAACGGTATCCGGTGGCAGGCGTTGATGTGCTTGTCAGGAATCGGAACGTACTTTCCCCGTTCCCGTAGTCCCATTGCCATCTTGTATTCTGGGTTCAGAATCTCAAACCGGCTCAGAATAGTATCTTCATTGTGGTGTCCAGGAGCGAGGAACATTCCCCCTCCCAATACTGCTCTACTCATTATGCTTCCTTACTTTTAATCGTTAGTATTTCACTTTTTGCCCATACATATTTTCTTTTACCATTGAGCGTCATTCGTTTCTTTTCGTATTCCAACTCCCTAAGTATTTCTGATATTCTCATTTCGTCTCTTCGATTCATTCTACCGCGTTCGATCTTCAGTCCATCCTCCATCACCATTGTCATTGTTATGTAGCCGTGTTGGAGCAACAAGAAGTTTGATATTGGCTCCATCCACGGGTCGTCTTGCCGGTAGATTTTGCTTGAGTCGTGGCGCTTTTCATCCATCTTTTTATCCAAATACCAAGTTTCACCGCTTTTAAATGCAGCAATAGCCTCTGCCCATAGCTGGTCGCGGTTTTCCTTGACCCAGTGAAGGTTGACCTCGTTGACCCGGATTGGCCAGTAGCGACGTGAACCAGTCATATCGTTAATGAACTGTGATTCATTTGTTGTTCCTGCAAACACAACGTGTCTCTTAATCGTGATTGCGTGACGACCATAGGCAGGACGAAAGTTGTCCTCTTGAGCACTCAAGAATGCTTTGGTTGCGCTGTTCGCTGAACGACGAACCGAGTCAAGCTCCGCTACCTCATAGATCCAAGCACGCGCAATTTGGCTGTACGAGTTTGCAGAGCCGATGTCGAGCGGGGTGTCGGCAAAGTATTGCTCGGTTGCCAAGGTACGGAACAAAGTGCTCTTCCCTGCTCCCTGGTCGCCAGCAAGGATCAACACACAGTCTGCCTTGCAGCCGGGCTTGTAGGCCCTCGCAATGGCTTGAATCAGCCACTTCTCTGCCATAATGCGATTGAGTTCCGTATCATCGCAGTCTGTGGCTTCGACAATCCACGAGGAGAGACGAGGGGTTCCGTCCCATACGATCGAGTCCAGCCACTCGATAAGAGGGTTGCGCTTGTTCTCCTCGCCAATAAGCGACACCGTCTCGCTGACCGCAGCACTGGAGTACTCCAATCCATATGCGCGAGACACCCACAAAGCGATTCGCGTGTCGTCTGTGTCACGGTAGTCTCGGTCATCGATCTTCAGCGTGTTGGTAAAACTGTTGAGCCATACCCGGCCACGCCATCTGCGGTCTCTGCGAAGAATGATGTACAGGTTGTTCTTGTTCTTACGAAACCTACCTGATGGCTGGCCATTGCGGTCCATGTACTGATCCAGAAGGTCTATGATTCGACCATCGGTTTCGTTCTCTGGAATGTTCTGGTTTTGCTCTTCGTTTGGCTCATTGATGTTGTTTTGGCTTTCGGCAATGTTCAACAGATCAGCAAGGCGGGTTTGTCCAGCAGCAAGGACTTCATCCAAATCAGCCATTTAGTTACTCCAGCGGTACGCGATAAAGGGTGTGTTTAGGGAGTTGATCGCAGATTTCTGCCGCGTAGTCGTCACCGGAAGCATCTGAATCGGTTGCGATATAGACCTTAAGCTCAAGAGGGATCTTGATCTTAGCAAGAGATTTGTAGCTACCCGAAGTTCCTGCGACGATTGCAAGATTTAAGCTTTCTCGATGGGCTTGCTCGCATGCTCTCATGTAGTCGGTAATGCCTTCACAAATCAACAATCCCTGGATAGACGGGTCGGCGCTTTCCCTCATTACCTCTTGAGCGTTTTTGTTTGCCATCAACAACCCACCGGCTTCGTATCCTGATGGCCATCTTGTCTTAGAGCCTGATGGTTGGCGACCCTTTACGTAGGCAACGCTTCGACAGTGAATGCTGGCAAACGTTCCGTCAGGCTCAAAGCAAGGCGCTGCGATTCGATAGATTCCGCCCCATTGATGTGGAAACCATTCAGGGTATTTGTAGTCGTTTGGCAGCGGCAGAACACGAACGCAGTCGGTTGTATCAAGAATCTTCGGAGAAAATCGACGATCAATAATCCACTTGCTGAGCCGGTTGCTCCATGTTGCCGCTTGTTCAAGCGCCGACTCAATCGTCGTAGTTTGATTCCAAAGATCAAGAAGCTCTTCGTTGGGCGGTCGCACATACCCTTGCGTCTTCGGAGGATTAATCGTTGGTCGCTTCGTTGGGTCTGGCTGAACATGAGATGGTACGCCCGAAGCTGTGCAGTACCCTTGTTCCGCAAACCAGTCTCGAACGACAGATTGCTGCCCTTTGTCCAGATTTCTCAGTGGCTGCTGAAAAAAGTGATATGAAATAAAGTCAACCACATCTCCCTTTGCTCCACACTGATGACACTTCCACGCTGTTTCAGTTCGAGAGTATCCAACGGGGCCGCGCTTCTTGTCTCTGGAACCTCGCTCCAGAAGTCCACACGCTGGGCATGGGTATAGCGACTGGCCGTTGCCTCGGCTGTATTGAAGGTTGCTTGCTATCGCAGTTATCGTGGCGTGTTTCGCGCCTTGTATCCACATAGTTGACTCCTGAAAGGCCTCTGAAAGAGCGCCACCGGTTTCCCGGTGGGCTCAGTCAGGAGCCCACTTCCTGGGGGGATCAATCCCCAAGGGGCTTTGTTTCGTAGTCGGTCGGTTGACCTTCTACAAGCTGTTTTTTGGTGGGACAATCATCCCGTCGATACGATCGGTATCCTGTCCCACGATGCTGTAGTGCATTTTAAGTTCAGGAGTAATCGTCAACACAACCTTCATTCCAGTCATGCGATACACCCGGCTCATCCATGACACCACAGTATCCAGGGTTGGAGCCTTGGCCTCACGCTTGAGGATGCTGCGGAGCCGTGAACGACTGGTTCCGTAGATGTAGGCCATCTTGGAGTGCTTGCCCTTTTGCAGGCCACCCATGGCTTGAGTCATCTGGTACACCAGTTGGTATGTGTCGATCCGTTCGTAGTCTTCGATTTGATCTGTCATTTCCATAATAAAAAGATGGGGCCACCGCCCCGCTGTAACGGTGGCCCCTGTGACTTACTTCGCCACTTCTTCCCCTTCCCCAAGGGTCAAAGTGTCTTGGTCAGCCACCAAGATCGGCTCGCGAACCGCTTCAATCATGGCTACATCGAAGGTGATGTTGCCGTCGCGCTGCTTCTTAGGAAGCTTGTCGAAGACCTCGCGGTCCAGCATGGCCAGAGCATCCCCTACACCCATCTCTTCAAGAAGCTTAGCTTCCTTGTCCTTATCGGTGTTGAGGGCGAAGGTTACTGCATCAAGCAGTACCTTTGCGGTTTGTTCACGGGTGAACCCGGAACGCTTGGCGAAGAGAGCCAGGGCAACCTTCCACGGGATGGTGGAGGTAGCCTTGACCGGCTTGGACTTGCTGCCGCGCTTCAGCTTGCCAGCAACCTTAACGACGAGGTTCACGTCGATTTCAGAGTTATTGTCGATGTCCCGCTTTGCAAGCGAAACTGCTTTCGTGTTGAACGCCTTTGTAAGGGCGATGATTTCTTGTGATGTGAATTCCACAGCACTCTCCTGTTTGTTTGTTGTTCAAGTTCCCGAGATTGGGAACCATCGCATCTTCCTTTCTCCTTTGTGCGTCACTCGCACTTTTTGAAGCCCTTGCTCTCTTAGGGCTTTTGCTACTCTCATTTCCGTCAGCCTTCG